GTAACTGCTGTTGCCCCTGTTTCTGCCGATCCATTCCAAAACTTTAGTGTGGATCCTAAAGCAGGAGCAGATGTAACAGATGGTCCGATAGAATAAAGAAGTAAACTTCTTTCACGAACTTCTCTAATAACACCTTTAAAAGTTGCTCCAGCAAAACTTGCTCCAACAAAAACAGTTTGACCAACAACGAAGGCAGTGGAATTTTTATTGTAAATTTCTAAATAAGCATCCCATCTTTGTGGGCGACCTACGAAGAAATACATTCTTGTTCTTTCACTGCCAACATCGCTAGAACCTTCCGACAAAGATTCTAAGAATTGCTGAGCATTAAAAATTCTAAATTTGTCTGAGATAATAGCGGCCATTTAATGTTACTATAACGTTTTTTCTAAGTTATTTATATTTATACTGTTTATCCAGGTCCTGGATCTAATATATTATCTAATGGAAGATCAGCAATTTCAATGGATCTAATGTAATCTCCAGCTGAATGTGTCTGTGCTCCTGTATTTAAATATCCCCTGTCCTGAACAATAAATCTATCAGATTGTTTTGATGAGTAACGAACAATTTCTTTATTAATTAATAACAAACCACTAGATGGGAATCCAGTTGTACTGGTAACATATATTACTGTTAAAGAATTTGATAATGGAGCGTCCAAATATGTTCCAAATTCTTGTACAGAAGCAGGAACCAAATCAAAAATTTCTCCACCAGACATATAATGTGATAGTTTTCTATCAGCAAATTGTTCAATAGTTACATTAGGATAAGCAATTTCAAATTCTAATAAAGTCATTCCAGAAACATCAGAAGAACCGCTACCAGTAAATACATTGTTCTCATACAATCCTATATTAAATCCAGCATTTGTTAGACCATATCTTGTTAGAGTTTCTGAAGGTTTGTAATCAAATAATCCAACAACAGAATAACGATCAATTTCACGATTTACTGAAGCAATTGTAGTAGTTTGTAACTCTGGTCTAATTGTTGTTTTAATGTCAATAGAGGCAGTAGGAGAAATAGATGTGGATGATTTTGTAACAATATCAGAAAGTAAAACATCAACAATACCAGTCGAAGCGTAACTTACTGTGGAAATTTTTTGTGCTGGCGTAACAATAGAAGAAATTTCTCTGTCTGATTTAATTTCTCCAAATGTAGCTCCAAATGATACAATTGATATAGCATTTGGTTGTTGTCCAGCAAGGAAAAATTGAATAGAAGTTGAAACTATAAGATTGGTAGAATCTATTTGAGGTGAAATTACAAAGCTGGTTACACTATCAATTTTTCTTTTGTTTGATTTAATTTTATTGTAACCCCTAGCAACTACAACCTTAGGTGGTTCGGTATATCCAGATCCACCCTCCACCAAAACAATATCTAAAATATCTCCACCATATGCTATGACTTCTGCTCTAGCACCGCCACCAAATTCTGTTTGAGGTACAAATTCAATTATAGGTGTAGTATAATATTGATAGGCAGTTGGTTGTAATAAAAGATTTTTTTCAAAGAAAAGTTCTAAATCTCTCTTATTCCAAATCAAATCAATAACAGATCCATTCTCGTCTATGACAGCATTAATACTTAAACCTTCACCTCTTGTTATTTCATTGTAATTAGTTACTGTAATTTTTGAATACAAATCATTTGTTATAATTTGTTCATTAACGTAGTTCTTTTGTTTAACTACATCAGGTACTGAAATAATTTCACGATAAGAATTTTCTCCATCAATTTGAATTAAATCGCCAGGACTTAAAGAAACAATGGATCTTTCTTTTCTGTAAGTTTCTATATCATCTCCTAATGAATAACCATATAACCATAGTGGTTGTCTTTTTCCTCTAACAAGAATTCTTTCCCCATCAGAATTTAAAGCATACTGTGAACTAATAGTATATGTGCCAGATAATGTATATGAATTTTTATCATTGACTACAAATTTTAAAGCATTGTTATTAATCAAATTAAGATCATTTAATGGAGTTAAAATGGTAAATTTAATATTGTTTGAAACTTTATCTACTTTCTTAAGTTCACCTAATAAGTTATTATTCTGAAATACTTTTACATTTTGACTGTAGAATTCTGGAGAATGATTACTATACGATGCTGTTAAAGTATCAAAATTTTGTATTAGATTAGATCCAGATACAGTTAATGTTATTTTATTATAGAATGTATCTGGCTCATAATCATATGCTGTAATAGTTTTAGGTAAATCTCTACCATATAGTAAAATAATAGAAACATTTTGATGAACCTCAGATCCATCTGTGAAAACATATTTTTTAAGAGGAGCTGTAAATGTTATATTTGGTCCAACAATATCATAAGATTTTTTCTCTTGCTGTAAAACACCGTCAATAAAGACCAAAGCAAATGAAGCGTCATCTATTTTTCTTACTCTACCAGTAACTTCATCTTTAATTAAATAAGGACCATTTCCACGATATTCAATAGTTTTACTATCAATAGTTAATCTTTCATAATTGCCAACACTAAATCCAAAGAATTTTTCTGGAAGATCATCAGTTGTTACTGGATTTATTGGAGGATTTTTAAATACAATTTTATCAGTCTCTTGAATATCATCAGATCTTAAAATGTAATAAGAATTTCCATATGGTGTGAGAGAATCTTGTTTTGCTTTTTGTAATACACCATTCAAGAATATTAATAGATTTTCATTTTCATCTGTTTTGACGATAGATCCATCTTTATAATATAATTCAAATATTCTATCAACCCCATTAAATTGATCACTAATATCTTGTAAAGATTTGAAGTATTTTGTATTCAAATCATTATTTTTAAATTTAATTATTCTTCCATAGAAATTTTGACTTTCTACTGTTTGTCCTTCTATAATTCTTTCGCCCAGTGGAGGTTGGGAGAAAGAAAGTTGAGTTCCAGAAACAACAAATGCTTTTCCTGGTTCTTGAATTATACCATCTAAAGATACAATTAAATTATCTACATCAGAAACTGATAAAGGTAAATTAGTTTTTTTGTCATACATTGTAAAAACAGTATCACCTTCAGATTTTGTTGTATCTGTTTGATCGTCACCATTAAATGGTGTCAATAATCCAAACTCTCTAGAGAATAATTCTGAAGAATCAAAAGTGTCTACCGATATAGACCCTAAACCTCTTTCTACCAATAAGCTATCAACTGATAATAAAGTATTAGTAATTTGCTGTTTTGTACTAACAACAGTTAATGAAATAGGTGGTAAACTGATACAACTATAAGATTCTACTATTCTTTGCTCCGTGGGCATTCTAGTAGAAGCTTCAGTTTCAATTAAAACTTCACCAAACAATTGGAATCCAGCTGGATGTGTTGTCTGTTTAATTAAATCTCTCCAAACATCGATTGGTGTTTTAGATTTAATTACATAAGAATAATCTTGATAGAAATAAGAATCTGTTAATTTTTGAGAATTGGCACTTAGTTGTCCTCTATCAGAAGCATAATATCCAATATTATCATAAGAAGATTTTACTTGTGGAACAAATTCAGTATAAATTTTTGATTTAATAATTGCTGATGCTTTGCTTGATTGTCCTACTATAGGGTAACCAGATTCAAATATACCATTTATTCTGTATACTTTTAATAAATTAGTTCCAGGTCTCCATCCAGATGAAGATACAACAGCAGATGCTCCAGTGTATTCTTGTGTTACTATTTCACCATCTGTGAAATTTTTAGTAATTTGTTTTAATTCAAAAACAGTATTTGAAGTAAAGGATGATAATGTTGTTTTATCATTATTAAAATTGACTCCGTTTTGTATAATTTTTACATTTTGTGGAACGCCAATATTATTTGATCCCAAATAGATTTTCAAATCTGTTTCAATAACTTTTAATGTTGGTGAATATGTGTAACCATACCCAGCATTTACTACCTTAACATTTTTTATTTTTCCATCCAATAAAACTACGTCAAAGGTAGCACCATTTCCATCTCCATTCGTAACAACAACTTTAGGTTGAGAATAAGACTCACCTTGAGTTACAACAGTTACTCCTTTTATTTGTTTCTTAATTGAATCATAAATTGCTTCAATTTTTGCTTCTTTAGATGAAGTTGGGACAACACCAACAACATTAGGAACTTTTTTGTAATCTGAACCAGTATCTAAAATTTTGATACTATTAATTTTACCAACAGCATATTCTGATGAAGTTGTGTAAGTTATTTTTCCACTACCATCATATGCTGGTATAGAACTTAAAGAATAAACAAATTTATTATTTGTGGTGTAAATAATTCTCTTTTCGCCAGTCAAAGGATCATCTTTAATTTTTAAGAAAGAATCTTCGGTATTTACATTATTAGAAGCTTTAATAAAATAGAAGAAAGCACTATAGTTTAAAGGAATTTTATCTTCGTAGTTGTTTAGAGAAATATTTGCTCCAAAACCAAATTTAACACTTAAAAATGATCCAGGATTGCCTGGGCTTATATTGTTTACATATTTCTCTTCAGTGTAAATATTTTTATTAGCACTGGCAGAAAAATCTAGATATGTATCAACCATTGAATAATGGCTGGTATCAAATTTATATTTGTAGTATTTTTGTACATCTATAACAGGATTAGTTACAAATGAAATATTATCTCTCGAAAATTCTAATTGATATTCTGGATCTGTTACCGTTTTAATACTTACTAATTTTGCTGGTGTACTATTATCATAAAATGTAGAACTCAATTGTAAAACAATTGGAGAATTTACACCATAAGAATAAGATACATTAATTTTTTTAATATCAGATTGATATGAAATATAATATGGTTTACTTACATCAGAACCAAAAGGTCTGTATCCATCAGTAAATCTATAATTTGCTTCATATAATGATACTTCTTTTCCATCATAATGATTTACTGCTGTAGTTCCTTCTTGTGATCTAATTACATCTACAGTTTTTTTATTGGTATCGACATTTGTTATTTTTACAATTTCGTTGCCTATTTTTAAATAGTCATCATTAGATAAATTTGATACATTAGATAGTTTTAATAATGTATTATTATATCCAAATCCAGCATGATCTACTTCTATTAATATTCTTTGATTATTAATAGATCCAGGTGATCTATGTAAATTATCATCTGATATTGTAAGTCTATCGCCTTTTCTATAATTTTTTCCTTTATCAGTTATAATAATATTTTGTACTCCACCAAAACCACCAGGAAAAATAACTACAGTTGCTTTAGCATTGTAAGCATCACCTGGAGCTCCTATATTGTTTCGTACCAAAGATTGATCTTGGAATACCAATTCAACATCAGTATAAGTGCCAGATTGATAATCTAAACCAGTATTTAAATATGTAAAATTACCAACACCAGTATCTGATATTGTGGACGAATGACTTACTTCATTTAAAATTGCTGATTGGTATAATCTTTTTCTAACATAGTATTCAGTTTCAGTTGTAGTATCATCTGGTGAAACATCAACTGTTACAATATCACCAACTGCTAATTGATGAGGTTCTGAAGTATTGATAATTGCTATATTGTCATTTAAATCAAAAATTTCTAAGTTTTCACTTAATGATAAAATGGTAAGTATTTTTGCTTTTGGAGTATCATCTAAATTACTACTCTTTAAAAAATAGTTGTCATCAATAATAAAATCTGTTGTTGAGGTCACTTTTATTTTTAAAGAGTTTTGCCTTAAAGTACCTTCTAGTATTTCTCCAAAAGCAATATCAGAATCTTCTTTTCCTTTTCCATCAGTTAAAGTTACAATAGATCCTTTAGTAAATGAAGCATTTTTGTCTAAGATAACATTAATTACTTTTGTTTGAGAAAATAACCTATCAGTTAAATTGAATTTTTTTTCTGATAAAGTTACAGAAAATTCACAATTTCTTAATACAAATGTGTTAGTATTAAATACATTACCAATTAATGTTCCAGATGCCAAAATTTCTCCATCACTATTTCTTTGTTCAATAGCATCCCCTTCAAACAAATAGGCATTACTAACTAAAGAAATTTGTACTGCTTTTGTTTGATTAGATTCTAATGATAATACTTCCTTTCCTTTTACTGTAGCAACAGCAGCTGTTACGCCTGCTCCTTCTGTTAAAGAATTATTAATAATCAAATCATTATTAACAGAAAAATTGGGAATTGAAGATTCAACAATACATGAGTTAATATTTCCAGATTTTACGTCTTGAATTAAGCAATAAACGTTGTCTCCATTTTTTTCAGAATATTCAGATCTTAAACGCTTGGCAGAAATAGGAAGATCATCCTGAGAAATATTTGAATTATAATTGGAGTCTACAGGAAGTGAATAGAAATTTGCTCCAATAATATATGGGAATACTGGAGTATTTGAACTATCGATAGTTAAGAAGTAAGCATATACTCCTTGTGGATAATCTGGAGTTACACAGAATCTTCCATTATTTTGATCTAACTCTGTCTTTCCAGAATTTATACTTGGAACCCAAACATAATCATCTATAAAAGATCCAGCTGGATAATCACCAATAGAAGGTCCATTTTCTCTAGAAGAATTTAATTGATAACCGCTAGCAAGTCTAATTATTGAAGAATTTGAATCTAAAGGATTTGAATGCCCATAAGGTCCGTAAATTGGATTACCATCATAAGCATATCCTAAAATAGGAGAATGTGTTAATGTATTAGTTTCACTAAACCCAGCAGTTATATTGTCGTTAATTTTATATCTTAAAAGTTTTGGATTAGCAATCACTCCATATCCATAATTTTTTGTTGGATTGTAATTGATGAAAGGAAAAGCATTATTAATGTCTAATGTATCAGAAATTTTTGTGTATCTATTTTTTACCCATTTTTTAATAGAGGCCGTTGCTTGAGCACCAAAACCCACTGCTTCTACTGTAACTTTAGTAGTTTCTCTCGTATAAAATCTTCCGTAATTAATTGATTTACAAGATTCTATTTTACCCTCTGGTGAAAGTACTGCTTCATACTCAGCAAAACTTCCTTTTCCTAAGTCATCAGTAATTTTGATGATTGGTGGTGATGAATAGTATTCACCTGGATCATCAACTCTAATGCTAGTAATCTTTCCGTTAGTAACTATAGCTGTTAATTTTGCTCCTCTTCCAGAAGTTATTGTGATTTCTGGATCTTCTGTAAAATTTTCATCAGTATCAATAAGAATAGAATCTACAGTTTCTCCTGATAAAACAGATCTTGCTTTATTAGGAGTATTATTAACTAAAACAAAAGGAGCAGATTTGTAACCATTTCCTTTATAAGTTACTTTACTTTCTACAATTTTTCCATATTTTACATATTCTTCATCTTTATATCCAACAGCTAAAGTTCCATCTACAAAAATGCCCACATCTCTTGTTGAAGTTTTATATACTTCTGTTGTAATTGTTGGGCGTTTTCTAATTAATCTTAAGATTTTTTGATCTTCTAAGATAATGCTGCTATCAATGTCATTATTAAAAATACTAGTATATGAAGGGAAACTAGATGAACAAACATAATAATATTGATCATCTTCATAAACAGCAGAAACATCAGAAATAAACTTATTAACTTTAGAGTTTATTTGCGGAGAAAGAGCAGTTGCTCTAGAAGAACTGTCATTAATTTGCCAACGAATTGATTCGCTAAATTTATCAAAAATAATAGGATCTCTTGTGGAAAAACCAGAATCAGAAATTTCTATAGTATCGTTGGTACTAGCATAAGGACTTGGGTTAGTTGGAATTAGATTGTAGACAACTCCAACAGTAATTAACTTTACTATGCCAGTGTCATATGTTCCTTGCAAAGTTGAGTAATTATATACTGTTTGACCAACTCCATGTGTTTGGGGATTGATTCTAGTATCAATAATAAATTGATTTACATTTTTCTGTGTAAATGTGATAACCTCATTGCCAATTAATAATTTTCCTTGCTTACCCCAACCTAAAGTTGAATATACATCAACTCTATCGCCAGTAGATTCTGTAACTGATAAATTATTTTTTAATGTAGTTCTTGAATAAACATTGAATTTGCCATTCACAGATGATGGTTGTAACACTAATTCGTAAATGTCATCCCCTTCAAAGTTACCAGAATATAAAACATTGTCAACAACAGCAGAAGCATAACCAATAGATTTATCATAATCGTCTAAATTTTGTACAATTAAATTCCCTACTAATTTTTGAATGTCGCCAGATACAACTTTCACTTTTAAAGCATATGCCGTAGTCCAATCAGAAGTAGAAGACTTTAATGTAAAGTCTTTTGGATTGTAAACACTTACCTGTTCATTATTGTCTTTTGAGACAATAGAGTTAAAAATAAATTTTATAGACTTCTCAGTTCCTTTTGATTTATAAAATTTACCTATATTCTTGATTAAAGTTCTTTTATCTACATTTGTCTTTAAATATTGCTCAGGAAAAGCACCTAAGTACTGTGATTCAAAACTTTTTACTAAAGCATAAAGAAATAGATTACTGATGTTAGTAACAACATCTCCTTGATAATGTGGAGCTGCTTGAGTTGTTATAAACTCAGATTCCTTGTATAGATTTCCTAAAGTAGTATTTCCACTTACTCCTCTAGAAACATATAAAAATTGAGTGTCGGTCTTTTCTTTGTAGAAGCAGATTTCATCACCTATTTGAATATAACCGTTTTTATCTGGAAATGAATCTGTTGATGCTACACTAATAGAAGTGACGTTCGCTAAAATACTTGCCGATAACGTAGTTGTTTGTTGTAATAAATCGTTTTCATATGTATTGATATCACGATATTTTGTGATATTATTAATAATATCTAGAGGCTGACCTTTTATTTCTAACTGCTCGTAGTATTTCTCTACAAACTTAGAAAATTCTGTATAATCACTTGTTATGAATGAAGGTAGTTGAGACTCTACAAGAGTCGAAATTGTTTTTGTCTTAGCAGCCATCTATCTTATTCTGAATAAGTAGTGAATTTACTTTGGGCAATATCTACGTCGATATATGCTTCTCTTAAAACATTGATATCTCCATGCTTTGGTCTAACTCTCAATTCAATTCTGTTATCATCAAATGATCCTTTAATGATCGTTAAATTATACATCATAACTTCACCTTTCATATAATCAACCTTACCCAAGGCGTCATTCAATACAACCTTTGTGCCAGTTAATGAATCTAATCTATATAGGACCAGAACTCCATTACGATCTTCAACATAGCAAGTATAATTAGGATATTCGCTTACAACAAACCCAGTTGATTGAACAACAGGTCCTTCACAATCATCAGCAAATTCATTTTGATAACATATCTCATAATAGAAAGTGGAATTCAATGTTGGATAGAAATCTTTTCTCAATACAATATGAGTATCATTAGAATTAATTGATTGATCAGCATTATCGATCGTACCGATAATTTTACTTAATCTAAATTTACCATTGAATTTTTCAACATCAGATTGAGCAAGATATTTTTCTACAGATTGAATGATTTTCTTTTTAATCTCTGGAGTAGATAATGTCGTTCTTGATCGACTAAAAGAAACACTACTAATAATTTCAATATACAATATAGATGGGTCTACAATTTCTGGTACAACAGATCCAACCATATATGATTTTAATTTATTGACAATCTCTCTTTTTGTAACAGCAGATAAAGAAGAAGTATTCTTTGGTTTAATAACAATCTTAACTTTACCATATTCTGGTGGTACTTCATTCTCTCCACCATATGTAATGATGTCAGAAATTGCTGGATAGATATTTCTTACAATAGCAGCGTAGTCTTGTGCTGTTACAGCTCGATCTTGTGTACCAAAATATTTTGGAGCATTAAATTTGATTTTATCAATGCTTTCGATGTCCTCACCACCATTAGCAGCTGATGTAGTAGTAAGACTAGCAATTGTGAAAGGATAATTTGTTGTACCATTGATATCCTGTAAAACACCAGCAAAAGTAAATTGCTTGGCACCATTGGTAGCAGAAGCATTTGTAATCAAATATGTGATCTCAATATAACTACCATTTTCTAATTTCTTGCCAATAACACCATCACCAAAGAAAATTTCATAATTCTCATCTTCAATCTCTTCTACAAAAAAGACATTTGAGTTTGAGTTAACAGAAAGAATATTATTTGAATATTCAAACGTTTTAAATGCTGTAGATGTAATACTATCAAAAACTCTTACTCTAATTGACGAAACATCCAATCCTACGTTTTGAATAACAAATCTTTGACTTTTTAATGAAGTATTGACTGTATAATAGTTTTTAACAATCGTACCTTCATAAATTGGTAAATTTGTAAATGTAGCTATACCATTAACTACTGATGTTGTAATATCATCCACTACAACATATTCATACAGATCACTATCAAATACGGTTGTAAATCCTGTTCCTTTCTTTAACGTAATTGTATTTGGATATGTTCCCGTAAAATTAACCTGACAAGTTACATTTGCCTTCGGAGCAACTGCTGACTTTGGTGTGTATCCTAATTGCTTGGCAATCGCTACTACATTATCTCTTAGCGTAGCAGAATCAAGAAATAACTCATTCACCACCATGTTGGTGTTGAATGCTGTGTAATACGTATTATATGCTAATACATCCAGTAATGTGCTCCATACAGAACCTTCAAAGTCATAACTAGTAAAGTCCGACTGTGACTTTAAATAATCCTTTAAAGCTGTTTTAATTTGATTAAAATCTAAATTAGAAACCTGAACGTATGGCATTTATCGAGTTCTCTCTAAGAAAAATTGAATTTCGATTGGTGGATCATCTTCTCTTCCAACAATGTCCAAAATCAATTCAACATTATAACCATCGTTATCATAATCAATCGATGTCGTAATCTCATTAATATTAACACGACGCTCGTATCGATCAATTACATACGAAATTTCTTTTTGTACGGTTGTAGCAGTGGCAACATCCAAAGGTTCAAAAAGTATCTTATTTAAACTAGAACCAATCTTAGAATTAAATAATCTCTCACCTTTGATTGTTAATAATAAATTTGCCACCGATTGTTTAATATCAGCCTCATCCTTTTTAACGGTGAGA